TTAATGGTCAACCTAAAAAATCTGTTAAGACAATAAGGAATTATAAAGTTGGTATGGTGTTTGGTGATAAGTATGGTAGAGAAACTCCAGTAATAGTATCTAATAAAATATCTGAATTAACCTCTGGTTTTGCAGCACAAACAGATGATTTAATTATACCTAAAGACTTATGTGCTATGTCTAACAAATTATCTGTTAAGCAAGTTTGGGATAAACCAGGTATGCCTAGTGGTGATCCATCATCTATGACTTGGATGGAATACGTAAAATACTACGTTAAAGAAACAAGTAATGAGTATTATAATTTAGTTTTAGATAGATGGTATAAAGCTAAAAAAGAAAATAACATATGGCTTTCGTTTCCTTCAGCAGATAGAAATAAAGTTGATATTGAAACTTATTTGTTTTTAAAAAAGTCTCATGGTAGTGGTGATGCTATATTAGAAAAGGCTAGATATAAAATAATAGATATAAAAAGCGAAGCACCTGATTTTATAAAAACAGAAAGAAGAAACATGGGTCTAGTAAATATAACTGGTGATCCAACAGATGATACTGGTTACTCACCAATAGGTGCAGCAGATCCTCAAATAAATGAACCGTTTTTATTAACATCAGCAACAAACACTAAGATAGAGGTTCCGCAATCACAGTGGGACGGGTTTTTAAATTTATATGGAGAAAATAAAAGAGGTCAACTTTTTGTAAGAGTAGTAGGTAGAACAGAGAATCCAGCCTCAGGTGCTGTATTTAATCAATTAAATAGTGGCGAGTTTAAAAAAGTTACACATCATTATGTTAAACCTAGTAACGAAAGAGGTGTTGTGCATTATGAAAGTTCTTTTTTAGGTTCTGCAGATATGGTTGATAGATTCGCTGCAGTTAATTATCCTATTGATGGCTCATGCGCTTCACAGTGTTTACAGTATTACTTTGAATTTGAAGAACGTGTAGTAGAAAATAAACCTGAGTTTGATGGTAGATTTTTTGTGTTAATAGAAAAAGATTCTACAACTGAAGAGCAAATAGAGTTAACCACTCAAAACGCAAGCGAGTTTGCTGAAGTTGCTCAATTTACTATAAGTTATGTAGACTCACAAAGATTTAATCCGGCTAGATCAGGACCTTTTTCAATAGAAGAACAAACTGGGTTTAACGGAGAAAACGGAACACCAGATTTATTTGGAAGTAGAGGTATAATGACTGATTTTGTAACAGGTCAGATTGACGGTGAAGATAATACTATAACAGATCCTACCAAACCTCATGAGTGGTGGGGCTTTGATAGTTTTTCTAAAACAGAACCATATGACGATTACTATACTTCTAACGGTACAGTAAGTGATATTGATGGTGTAAAATATGATTCTAAACAAGCAAACTTCTTTGCATTAGGATGTAACCATGAAGAATATTCAGAATTAAATGCTTATTCCGGTATGACTCCAATAAGTACTCTAAATGGATCAGATTCTGATATTGATGTTAATGGTACAGCTAACTATGCATATATAACTAGAAGCTTTTGGAAATCATTTAAAGCATTTCATAAGTCTTCAGATTCATTTGGTTACGGCAACACGGGGGATGATAATCAAAAAATAGCTAATAGAAATTTAATATTTCTAGATGGTGCTAGAGCTACTAGGTTTATGCTGCAAGAATACGGAACTAATGCTAATGAAACAATTGAGCAAGGAGTACCGCATATAAATACTGGTGATGATATAAAAATAATTAGTAATGACAGTGTGGCGGAGGTTGGTAGCATAGGTTATGGAACTCCTCCAGGTATATATAATTATAAACCTACAGCTTTAGATGAAGGTCATGCTGATAATGGTTTAGGTAGAATGACTATAAGTCGTTTAGGTTCTGAATGGAGTGGTGCTACAAGTGGAGGAGGTGCTGGTGCTTCTGATAGAGGTGGTGGAGGCGGTGCCGGTGGTGTTAGAACATTTTCAAATATACCTACAGGTAGTGCGGGAACAGCAATTCCTGTAACGATTGGTGCTGGCGGTGCTTCAGTGACTGGAGGGCCAGGAGTACCCGGAAATGTTGGAAACGCTTCCAATGTAGTTAGTTCTTGTTTTCAATCAGCAGGTGGAGGTGCAGGAGTTTTTGCAGCATGCACTCCTTCAGCTGTAAAAGATGGTGGATCAGGTGGTGGAGGTTTAGCATGTAAACCAGGTGGAGCAGGTAATATTCCTCCCGTATCACCCGCTCAAGGAAATCCAGGAGGTGG